AGCGCTGCTAAACTGCACGCGATTTACCGTTGCAACATTTGTTGTAACGACAGCCACAGTTGGGGTAATGCTTACGACTGTCACAGCATTTGCTGCAACGCTTGCACTTGGCGTTACCGTAGCTGCGATTTCTCTAACTCTAGTTGCTGCACCTGTATTGCTTGCGGCAATGCTAACTGCCGCGCTTTGTTCGCGCACACGTTCCGCAGATGCTGCACCAGTTGCGCTTGCAGTAACCGTAGCGTCACCCTCACGCACGCGCTGGGCTGCGCTTGCGGCAGACGCGGCAATGCTAGACGTTGCGCTGACTTCACGCACACGCTGCGCATCAGATGTATTGCTTGAGCTAGACGCAACGATAGACGCAGCAAGGCGCACACGCACAACAGCAGACGCCGTTGAGGTAACGCCAATAACAATGGCTTCGCCTTCTCTGAAAGCACCGCTGACGCCATACGCCTCAACGCCATATAAGCCTTTGCCGTAAGCGCTGCGGTACGTTACGTCAGCCATTTATGATCTCCTTGCGTACTCGCCATGGTAAATTTTTTCGGCAGCAAGTCTTGCAGCTGCTGCCTCATCCTTTGTTTCATAGCGGCCTAAATGCTTTCGCTTTTTGTCTACATCAATATACACATACCATACATTTCTAGCCTTGTCATACGAAACGCCTTTTATGCCGCTTGCACTATCTGACCTGACCCTTTGGTTCATTGCATTTTGTGATGCCGTTACTTCTCGCAGATTTGACCATTTATTGTTGAGGCCATTACCATCAATATGATCTATATGCTTTTCTGGCCACTTGCCAGTTTGCATCAGCCATATAATTCTATGCGCTTTATATGGATCACCAAGTATAGTAACATTTATATAACTTGTATAACGATCAACCTTGTGCTTGCGCACAGTGCCAGCAGCTTTACCCTTTGGTGTTGCATTTGTTTGCACACGCCAAGTTAGTTCGCCGCTTTCAGGGTTGTAATTAAATAGTGCTTTTGCCAACTGGTAATCAATCATGTATCCACCTCGTGTGTTTGGTGGATACATAATAATACTAGTCAAGGGTTACGTCAAGCTCAGCCGAATTAATCCGTAGCACATCGCCCGTATCAATCGCCTTGCTTGTTGTCAGCGCTGCATAGGCAATCAGGTTGCCACCAGTTGACGCATCAAAGACACCAATGTGGCTCACTGTGCCATACGAGGCAGTCGCCGTAGGAAACTCAATCGCGGCTGAGTTTGTCGCCTCATTGCCAGACACAGTGAAAGTTGCACTCTGCCGCGCGTAGGCTGTGCCAGATGTGCTGACTTCAGTACCGCTTGCATCTTCAGCAGGATTGCTTGTAAATAGCGCAATATACCAAGCTGTCGGACGTGTGACAGACGTGGTTGTGAACAAGTATTGCAGCGTGTGCGTTTCAAACGTATTGGATAAACTCATCAGTAACTCCGTATTTTCATGCGGCGACCAGAGCCACCAAATTTAGAACTTTCGCTTTCCGCATTTATACCATCAATCGCGCTCTGATACAAAGCAGCCCAAACTTGGGTGCGCACATCGTCTTTCAAGTACGGTGCTGAGTGAACCAAAGCGCCATACAAATACGCATCAGGGAAATACTCCAAAACCCAGTTCGACGTATTACTGTCGGACAGCGCGGTAATGCGTGAGTAGTAATAAAGCTCTGCCGTGTATGTCCCGTCAGGCGTGGGGTAAACCTCGATCTCGCCAGCAGTAATTGCATAGTAATGCGGTTTACCTGTCGTATCTGCATTGCGATACCGACGATCTACCATCTCGCTTTGGCTAATCAATTCTAGCGGTGAGCTGTCATTTGAGGTAATATAAAAGCGTATTGCCTCAAGAAAGTCAGCAGGGATTGCGCTGTACTGCGTATCCAGCTCAGCCGTGCTGCGCTTTTCCTGACGCCAATGCTTTACGCGGCGCTGCATGTCAGCTTCAGCCAATGTGATAAAATCAGGTATGGCAGAGGTTAAGTCATCGCGGTTCAGAAAGTCTGCGATGCTCGTCTTTAGTTCTGCGTATGTTGTAAGTGCCATCAGTACAATAATCCTTGATCGTTAGGTGACGCTTGCTGTTGTGGTAACATATTATAGCCCAACAATCCACCAGCAGGCACAGCGAACATAAGGTCTTTAAACTGTCTGATAACATCCGCACGAGTTTGACCTGGCTGTTCGCCATAAGTGCGAATGTCTGAAACGCCAGCCCGACGCAAAATCTCTAAAGCCTCTTGGTTGCCTTCAGGCACAACAGCCGCGTCAAAGTCACCAATCTGTGCGACAGATCGAGGCTTTGCTTCAAAGTACTCTGTCGGCATATCTTTAACTACATTTTTTAGACGGGTCAGCGCTTCGTTAGCTGCCTGCTTCGCCCCTTCTGGCGCATCGGCCCAGGAAACACTTTGACCCATCGCAATATCGGTAACATAATCTTCCGCTGCACGATGACGACCACCGAAATATTTTTCTGCAATGTCGTTAATTTCGTCATATGCCATCGTATCAAAACTGCCTTTGATGTCTTCCATCTCGTTACCTGATGGCATCAACAATCCGCGCTTTGACTTTATATCATCTAGGTTTTTAAACTTATCCAACAAAACTGCGCGAATTTGACCTGCTCCATGATGCATTTCTGCTCCAGCAGCAAACGCTTTGTCTTTGTTCATGCGCTTAAATGCTTCTTCCACGGTGTAGGGTTTTGGATCACGCCTATTTCCTGATGGCGTGAAAAGTTCAGATGGGGCAATTTTCAATTCTGTTTCACCATAATCGCGCAAACCGTTTACAGTCAGCAATTCATCACTGTCTATAAAGCCTCCCATTTTTCTTTCTACGTCACGAACATAATCGTCAAATCGGTCATAATCTTTCGGGTTAGCAATTTTATGCTTCATGCCATACTGAGCAATTCGCATCATGCGATCATTGTCTTCAAAGTTGTCATAACTCATCATCCAATAATTTGCGTCTTTCATATGCTTAAAATTTTTATCGTTTGCTATGGCTTTTTCCGCTGCATTTTCATTTACAAACTCTCTAAATGCTCGCGGTTGGCGACCAGTATATGCATCCGCTGGGTAAACTGGCAAATCACGGCGAGGAGCTATCTTCTGCGGATCAAGCAGCAACGTAATGTCGCCAAAGTTTTCCAATGGAGCTTTTGCGCCTGCAATCCCAATGGAAGGCATGGGAATGCCACCAATTTGATCTGATATAGCCAAACCTTCTGGCGATATGTTGTGCTGCACAATCATAGGAGCCTCTTCAAAAGTTGGCCCAGATTTAGGTGCAGCAGCACTCAACGATTGCGGCTGACCGCTTGGACGAATAGCATCAATCACGCCGCGCGGATCGCCTTGCGCAACAGAACGAACTGCATATTGCGCATCAGATAAAGCGTTCCGACCCATATCAACCGCCGCATCAACTGACGGCGTAGCAAACGTTTCCATTAGTCCAGCAGGCGCTGCCAAGTACCCCATACGAACCAAAGCAGCAGGGGCTAATGTCATAGCCATCTCTACGCCCATATCAACTGCCGCGCGTCTACGCGCCTCGGCTGTTTGCTCTGGATCAAACACAACACCGCTTGCGCTCATTGCATCAGATATACCCTGCACAGGGTTCATCTGCACAACAGCCTCGGCTGCTGGACGCAAATTAGGTGGAACAAACTGCTCAACACCAGAAACAAGCTGCTCAAGCGCTGTGCGTCTGCGTTGCCCAGCTTCAGGCGAAAAGAACCTCATCAACTGTTCCATCTACCACTTAACCTTATTCGACCAATACGCCGCAGACATCTTGCCCTTGGCAATGTTCTTTGCATGACGCGCTTTAAACGACTTCGCACGCTTCGTCATCGTCTTATCGCCTGTCTTGCCCTGCTGACCAAACCGTATCGTCTTCACCTTGTCACCCTCTTTCGCCACGACAACATGGCTTTTCGTCGGATGGCTCGGCGTCCTCTTCGGCTTATTATAGCCCGATACACCAATACGGCTCAGTCTAGGGTCTTTCGCCATTACTTTTTCTTCTTTTTTGCCTTGGCCTTTGCCACCGCTTTTAGATCAGCAGCCGTGATCTTCTTGCGATTTCCAGCCATCGCCGC